GAGCCTTGTCGTTCATGAGGTTCAGTGCCTTGTTGCTGTTTTGCGTCCCCTTCTCGATCTTGCCCGCGAGCGTGTCCGCGTAGCCTGCGCGGTAGGCCGCTTGGCTGGGGTTGTCGAGGGCGTTGTAGGCCGGGATCGTGTCGGCGTAGCGACCGCTCTTCGCTGCTTGCGCGCCGGTATCGACGGCCTCGATGGGCTGGCTCATCTTGCGGAACGTGTCACGCGCATTGGCATACGGTTCGGATGCTAGGGCGAGCTGATTGTCGAGCTGGTCCCTGATCGGCGTAAGCGCCCGAACGGACGTATTGTCACCCTGACGCGATAGCTTCTCGATGGTGCTATCTATCTCGCGCTTGACTTGGAAGCCGCGCGAAAAGTCGGAGAGCTGGTTCGTGTCTGTCCCCAGCCGGTCCCTGATCCATTGCATCTTGCTGTCGATGGGCAGGCCGGCCAAGTCGGAATTCGGGTCAACGATCCGGTTGACGCCGGGTGTCAAGTTCTTGTCGATCTGATCCAAGACAGGCGAGACGTCGAGGGCGCCGGCAGCGTCACGGGCCGCTCCGTAGTTGGTGTCGGCAACCGTGGATCGGGCCTTGATCAGGGCGTTTTTGAGCTGGTCAGCCGTGCCGCTCGTATTCAGGCCCTCGTTGACAGTGTCGATCAGGTTGCCGCCCTGCGCGTTTTGGCGAGCCTGTAGGAACTGCGCCATCTCGGTGGCGCCCTCACCCGGCGAGCGCGCGACGTTGGAAGCCATCGAGGCTCCCGGCCTGCCGAGCGCATCCATGAGGGAGTATTCGGGCTGTCCGGCCGCCGCTGCGTTGTCTACGGCGAGCTGGAGCTGCTCTGGCGTCTGGCCGCTCTCAGCAAGGGCGCGAGCTAGGCTAGCCTTCGCGGCTCCCTCGGGATTGACGCGGGACGCAATGTTCGCGGCGATCTTCGCAAAGGGCCAGCTCAACACCTTGGCTCCGACAGGGAGCGCCGCGCCCAAACCAAAGCCCGTTGCGGCGCCCTTGGCCGCGTCGGTGAAGCGGTCCATCCCCTCGCCGGACGCGAGGCCCGTGGCGGCTCCGTAGCCCGCGCCGTCCGCGCCCATGCCGAGGCCCGTCATGAGCAGGCCGCCCTGCTTGGGGACAGCCGTGATGCCCGCAGCGGCGAGGTCCGATCCCGTTATCGCGCCGCCGGCAATGTTGGCCGCCGTGTTCCAGCCGCCCCACTTCTGGTTGCCAGAGTTCATCTCGGCGTTTTGCTGGGCCTTGGCGTAGTTGTAGCCCTCGACGGGGTTCCAAGTGCCGTGCTCGGCCATTGCAAAGGGCGTCGTGAGCACGCCCATCGCTGTCGGCAGGGCGCCAAACATGCGACCGTTGATAAACTGTTCGGCAGGCCCATACGATGGGTCAGCAGGCGTCCCCTTGAGCTGCTGCATCTTCGCCTGAGCGGCCTGCTGGTATTTGTCCGGCGGGGGCGCGGGCGGCGACGCGGGCGCGGACGTGAAACCGCCATTGGCCTGCTGCGGAGCGCCCTGCGGCGGCTGTTGGCTCCCTCCCGTGTATTGGGAGAAGGCGCCAGCGGCCGACTGCATGTCGGGGGCGTCCACCTCATAGGTGCGGCCATCAGGCCCTTGGATTTCGAATGTGGGCATTATTGCTTCACCCTAATCCTGACGCCGTTTATCGTCGTCCAGCCGCCCGCATCCGGCTGCTGCTGTGCGGGAGCGCCCTGCTGGCCTTGCGGCTGAAGGTTGTTTGCGGGGGCGCCGTACATGCTCTTGAGGACATCGAGGGCGTCCTTCGTCTGTTGCAGCTCGACGGCGTAGGGGTTCGGGCTTCCCGTCGTCGCGCTGAAGCGACGAGATAGAACGTCCATCTTTGTCTGGAGGAACTGCGTGAGCTGCCGAACGGCCTCGTGGCGCTGATCAGGCGTTGCGTTCTCGTCAATGACCGTGCGGTAGGCGTCGCGGGTTTCCTTGTCGCCTTCCGTGCCGGTGAAGAACTTGGTGATCTCGCCAGCAAAGGGCGTCTTGGCGCTTTCAAAGCCTGCCCTTGCCGTGGCGAGGTCGCCGTGGCCGTACTCGTCCGCGAGGAAGCCGAGCACCCGGTTGGTCACCGCCATGTGGCTATTGCCCTGCGCGGCGTCGAGGGCGGCGCTCGCATTGGCAAAATCGCGAAGGTGGCCGATGCTGGTGTTCGCGGCATTGATCTGGCCGCCAGCGCTGCCGGGGCTGTTGTCGTTGTATTTGTTCTGCACCTCTTGCTTGCGCTGATACAGGCCGACGTCGAGGTTGCCGCCCTCCGCGCGGGTTGCTTCCAGAGCGAGCTGCTTCGCCATCACTTCCCAAGGCTTCTCGCCCGCATTGCCCGTCGTGTAGGGGATGTTGCCCCTCATTATGCCACGAGCGATGTCCACCGCGAGGGCGTTCTCGGGGTGAGCTGCGGCATACCTGTCGAGCGCTCCCTCGCCAACGGCTGGGCGATTGTCGATGGAGGGATCGTTCAAGGCGCCATTGGAAACCGTGCCGGCCGTGTTTGGAGCCTGACCCGGCGTTCCCTGCTGCTGCTGCTGCGGGGGCTGACCAACCGGGGCGCCCCCGGCCGGCATGGGGATGAGCGCGCCGGGTTGCTGACCGGGCAGCTCGTAGGGCGTGATCTTGCCGGTTGTCTGATCGACCCAGCCGTAGGTCTCCTTGCCCGTTATATTGTCCTTGTTGATCAGCTTGAACTCGGGGACGTTGCGCGTGGGGATGATACCGCGCACCTGACCCGTCATCTTGTCCACTTCATAGGTGATGCCGCTAGAGGGGTCTTTCACCTCCGTGAGTTCGTGCGGGCCGACGCGGCTGAACATCATCTGAAGGAGCTGCTGGGCCTGCGCGCGTGTCTCAGGCAGCGCATACGGGTTGCTCGCCATCATGGCGAGGTCTTGGATTGAGGGCGCCCCACCGGCCGCAACCGTGGGCGCATTACCCGGCTGCGGCGGCGAAGGGTTTGAGAGGCCAAACATCGCTTGGATGTTCGACAGCGGGTTGAAGCCGACGCCGTTGCTCGCGTTCATCGCAAGCGGGTTGCCGATGCCGTTGCCCGTCGGGTTCGGCGTCGCGATCCCGTTGCCGGGGTTTGGTAGAGGCGGCGGCGGGGCGTTAGGGTTAGGCGGCGCGCCGGGTCCGGCAACCATCTGCGTGACCGGGTTGCGGCCGGCCATGCCAACCGTTGCGTTCGGAGGAACGGACTGAGAGGGCGGGCCACCGCTTGCGCGCCAATCCGCAGGCCCATCGCCCGGTAGGTAGCCGGGAGCCGATCCGGGGTAGGTGCTCTGGAACGAATTGCCGGGACCGCCCCCATTCGCAATAGGACCGCCTTGGAAGCCCGCATCTTGAGGCCGGGGCGGGGGCATAGGCGGGTTGAGAAGAACGCCGCCAGCGGGGCTTCCAGAGGCCACAGAAGCGGGGGGCGCGGGCGGCGCCTGCGTGGGGGGCTGCTGCCCACCCCAGTTGCCCATCGTGATCGGCGCGTTCGGCGCGCCTCGCCAGTAGCCCTGCCCATTCGGGGGCGTCGTCGCGGGATTGGCGGGCTGACCCTGCGGCATACCCTGACCGGGGCCGGCGGCGGCGTTGATCGCGCCCGCTGCGGGGCCGGCGGCGCCGGGACCGGCATAATCGAGGGCCTGCGACATGATCCCGCCGCTGGGAGCGCTGGGAGCGCCGGGGCCGGCGACCTGAGAGCCGGGTGCGCCAAATCCGGTCGTGTTGCCGCTGCCGAACGAGTTGGTCATGCGCGCGTAGACCTGTCCAAGGGTCGCAGGCTGGCCGCCGGGTCCAAAGAAAATGGACGGGTTGCTGCGCGCCTCGTTCGGGAATAGCTGCGCGGCGGGCAAGTTGGGGTTCTGAGCCATCGCGCCTAGAAATTTCGAGCCGCCGCCAGCTCCGAGGAACGAAGTCATGAACACGTTTTTATCGTTCACGGGGATGCCGGCGCTCTGGAGGGCCTGCACGTTTTGTTGTGTCAACGCACGGTAGGCCGCCGTCTGCTGATCGCGGCTCGCCATCATTGGATTGGCGGGAAGGCCCAAGCCGGGATTGGAAGCAGAGACGCTCTTCCACGTTTGAGGCATGAACTGGTAGTAGCCACCGGCCGCGCCGCCGGCTGCGTTCGGGATGTTGCGGTTGCCGCTCTCATGCATAGCCGCCGCCGTGTAGAAGTCAGGCGCGCCGTTTCCTACCGAGGCGCCGGCCTGCGGCGCAACAGGGCCAGGCCATGTGGATAAAGGCTGCGACATGTTGCGCGAGCTATCAAACATCCCCGGTCCAACCGGGGCGCCTTGCGGCAGGCCAACGCTGGGGTCGAGCGAGGCCGTAGCGACGCCCTTGCTACCAGCTCCAAAGCCGGGAAGGTTTGGTTGGATCAGGGGCGACCCGCCCCCCGCTGCGGGGGCCGGCGGCGGCGAGACAGGAGCTGGAGCCGCTGCCGGCGGCTGGATGGCGGGGGCGCCAAACGCACCCGGCTGCGCGAGCGAGTTGTAGACGCCTTGCGTCATGTCCGCCTGCTGCTGGCGAAGGGCCTGCTCTTGCTGCTGCTGCTTGCGAAGGGCAAGGCCACCGACGAGCGTCCCCGCGAGGTTCGCCACGCCCTGCCAAGGGGACCGGATCGGTTCGCTGCTCATGCCCCGCTGAAGCATGGCGTAGGCAAGGCGGTTACGGATGTCGGCCGTCGAGGAGGGAGCGGCGCCGTAGCCCGCGTAGCCCTGATAACCGTAGTTGTCAGCCATCGCTGTTATTCTCCAATCAAGCCATCATCAGGCCACCCAGAATGTTGCCGCCAAGTCCGAACAGGCCGCCCATCGTCGCGTTGCTCTGGGCGAGCTGCGCGTTGTAGCTGGCGAGCTGGTCTTGGTAGCTATTCTGGACGATCTGGGCGTAGTCTGTGGTGGGTATCTGCGGGGTCTGCGTCTGTTGGAATGTCGCGTTGTTGATCTGGCTTCCGCTTTCCAGCGCGGTCAGCTCGTTGATCGGCTGGTTGTATTGCGTTTGCAGCGCATTGAGGCCCTGCCCATACATGGCCGTATCGTAGGTGTCTTGCTGGTTTTGCTCCTGCAAGCCAAAGTTCATCTGGGCCGTCTTGTAGGCGGGGTCGTTGATCGCAATACCCTGATCAGCGAGCTGCTGGTTCAGCTCCTCTTGCTGCTGGCCCATCTCATACTGGAAGGGTTGCTCCCATTGCGTGTTGATGAAATTGTTGACGTTGCCCGAGCTGAGATCAATCGGTGTCTCTAGAGACTTCTGGGCATTGTTAAGCAGCGTGTTGGCAGTGTTTGCCTCGCCCTGCTGGGCCTGCTGCGTCGTATTGTAGAGTTTCTGCTCTGCCGGGGACAGGCTCGTCGTCTCGCTGTATTCCGGCAGTTTGTAAACCGTCCCGCTTTCGGGATCGGTCATGCTTGTGTAGCCGTTGATGCTATAGTTGATCTTGTCGCCGTATTGGTCCGTCTGATCGACGTGCGACATCGCATTGTTGGCGATTGCGGTATCGACGTTTTCAGCCGTCTGCGCGGCGGCCGTCACTTGCGGATTAGGCGCCGCCGGGGGGCTAGGCGTTGAGACCATATTTGTAGTCCTCTTTGAGGATGCCAAACACTAGGGCATCGACATCGTCAGGATAGTAACACCGGAGCCGCCCCTCTTCTTTGGCTCCCAATCGTTCAAGCGCTCTGATGGCCTGAAAATTGTCTGCTCGCGTGCGAAACGTCGCGCGCCGGCAACCGAGCTGAAGGACGACATACTTGTATGCGGCGAGAAGCAGGGGTCGCGGCAGATTGATCGCTCCGACGCTGATCTCGATGTCGTTCTTTGTCCAGCTATGAAAGAGAAGCCCTGCCTCGATCTTGGAGTGTTTGTTCAGCCACCCGATGGTGGTGAACGGGGGCGCGAACTTGACGCCGGTCATGTCCTCGATGAAGGAGGAAACGGCGGCGTGTTGGTTGGTAACGATCATATTCCCCTGACGCTCTGCTGAACGTGGATCGCGCCGCCGAATATCTGGCAATTCGAAGGCTGGCCTGTCTCGCCTTGGATGAGGGCCTGTATCGTCGGAGCAAAGACGACGCCAAGGCCGGATGCGTCCGCAACGAGGCGCTTGGGAGAAGCACCCGGCCAGATGGCCGCATCCCAGATTGCAACATCCCACTGCGCGTTGACGTTCGCGCCGCCGCCGGTCGCCACGCCGAGCGGGACACTGGCATTGTAGTCGAAGGACGCGCCGGCAAACACGTTGGCGTTAGCGTCCACGATGGTGTCAACGCCGATCAGCGTCGTGGACTTGGGAGCCAATCCATCAGTCAGGCGCGTCCAAGCACCAACGCCGAAACAGGTGATCGTGGCGCCGTTGTCATTGCTGCCGTAGTCGCCTTGCAAGACAGTTCCGGCCGCCGTGCCGAAAAACAGCAGATTATTCCAGACGCACCAAGTCGTCGCCTGCATTCCATTAAATTGGCACCAAGCCATCGTCTCGGTGTTCATCACGTATTGATACGTGCCGAGCGAAGGATCGGGAATGTTGATGATCGCCATGCGGCGGGGCGGGTAGATGCACAGCTCCCAGCCCACCGTGCTTGCGCCCACGCTCTGGACTGTCGTAAGCCACGTCGGCGCGATTTTCTTGGTCATCGCCTTCTGATCGCTGGCCGCCGGGTCGAGTGTGATGGCCTGCGAGAGGGGGACGATGCCGTCCATCGTCATGATGGCGATGTCAGCTCCCACTTGCCTCGCGCACCGCGATCCGCCGAGCGGCGCGCCGAGCTTGAAGTTGCCCATCACAGACCAGTTGCTGGCGTTCGTGGGGTCGCTGCCGGTGTAGACGATGGCCTCGCCATTGCTCGAAATAAACACGAGCATCTGGATCACACCATTGGCCGTCTCGGTCGTCCATGGGATCGCCGCAACGAGCGTGCCGCCATACTGCATCACGGCGCCGACGTTGATTGATGTCAGGGCGCCAGTGATGCCGTCAGTGGGTCCGAACCAAACCGTGGAGGTGCCTTTCTGGATGAAATAGAGGCGATCCCTGTACCAGCAAACGACCGAGAGGGTGTTGAGGCTGGAAGGCCCACCCGTGAAGGTCGCCGCCGCCCACGATGTCCCGCTATAGATTTGCGGGGGGTCCGATCCGTTGCAAGCCAGTATCCAAGTGCCGCCGGCATTGGTGGCTTGGCACCATGACCAGTAGGCGTTAGTGAGGCCGCTCACCAATGGTGAAAACGAAGTGCCGCCGCCCGTGATCTCGTAGATGTAATTGTTGGTGCAGGCGAAGAGCTTGTTTGTGGCGCCCATGTAGGGGATGAGCGTGCCGACTGTTCCCGTCAGGCCGCTTGCGTAGGGGGCCGATCCGTTGCGCGCCCTGATGTAGCCAGCCTCGGGAAAGAAGTTCTGGAGCGTGGCGGCCGCCGTGGGGGGCAACTGCGCCCACGCGACGTCGGTGCGCCACCCCTCCACCGGGGCGACCCAATTGATCGTCCTCGATGCCCTCTGCCCCTTGGGCGATGGGTTTAGTGGTTGGACGCGGCGCGTCATCAGTAGTTTTGATCCGTGTTATCGGTGATCGTTCCCGGCCACGTGTCATCCCACAGGACGACGCTTTCGGACATGTCTATGATGCGGCCCGTTGCCTCTTGCGCGCTCAATCTGTCGAGCGAGTTCTCGAAGGCGCGCATGTCCTCGGCGTAGTCGAGGCCTTTCAGCATCTTCCACTTATAGATCGTCCCTAGCCTGACGAGGCGTTCGGAGAACACGACGAGGTCTGTGTCGGCCGCCCACAGCGGGGGGCTGTATGGAACGCCGACCGAGTTGGTGATCCATTGTCCCTGTTGGTAGACGTACGAGACCACCTCGCCGGATTGCAAGGCGGGGAAAAATTCGATGTTGTTGTCCACGACGCGCCAGACGCTCGGATAGAGCGACATGGGCAACGCCTTCATGCGGAGGAGGTCGTCCTCCATCACGGGTCCAACCATGCGAAGCGTCGGATATGCGCTCGACACGAAGCAGTCGGGGGACAGCTTGTTGATGTTGGTCATAAAGCCTGTCGGCAGCGGGAAGAGCGTCTGCGTGCCATTGCCGGTGAAGGTGACAGGCGTCGAGATTTTCAACGCCTGCCAATCCACGCGTTCGACCATCTCGTCTCCCGTATCTTGGGCGCACGCGATCATTTGCTGGATCACGGGGTCCACGGAGCCGAACGCCGAACTCGGCTGCGCGTAGTTGCAGCGGAGGGCGACGCCTTGAATGATGGTCAGGAGCGACATGAGTGCGCCTTACTTTTTGGCCTTGAGGGCCTGCGTCTGGGCATGTTGGAGCTGGGCAGTCAGCTCGTTCACCTTCTCTGCAAGGTCTCTGAGCTGGTCTCTCATGCTGTCATTCTCGGCCGCCAGCTTGGTGACGACCGCGCTGTCCTTGGCCGCTGCGAGCCAAGCCTGCGCCTTCGCACGCCATTCCCGCAAGCCCATGATCTTGCCGATGGTGGTCTCGGGGATCGCGGCGAGGCCCTCGACGTTGTAAATGTTCAGGGCTTCGAACTCGGCCACGTTGGCCGCCGACAGGAGAGGCCAAGCACGCAGGGGCGTGCCGTCGATGGTGCGCTCCTGTTTGTTCTGCTTCCATTTCTTATATTGCTCGGGGAAGCGGTTCTGGATGTACTCGCTGTCTGCCGGGTGAGAGACCTGATTGTATGGGTCGCCCGCGACGAGGAGCGTGCAAATCTCGACGTTGTCGAAGATCGGCCGTCCGGCCTCTTTCGACTTGGCGTCATTCTGGATCGGGTGAACTGCGAAGAGCGGCGTCACGCCACGGTTCATCTCCGCGAGGCGCGTCGTGCCGTCGAGGTCCACTGAGAAGTTGCTCGCGCCGACTGCGCCAATGTCATCATACATGTGAGAAGTCCCTGTTGATGGGGCAAAAGAAAAGGGGGGCCGAAGCCCCCCTCTGTTTGATTGATCCGCCAGCTACTAGGTCTGAGCGGAGATGTACGGCCAGCGCAACATGCCCTCGATGTAGGTCATGGTGCTGTTGGTCGTCAGAGCCGTGCCGGAAGGCACAGCGCCGGTCGTGGCCGTCGCCAGATTGATGATGTAGGCGCCGGGGTTGCCCGTGATCGAGGTGATCAGCGAGGAGACGTTGGTGCCTGTCACCGTCTGGTTGGGGTAGATGCCCGCGACGTTAGCGACCTGAAGCTGGGTCGCGCCGCTTGCCGCCGCAGCGGTCGTGTAGACCGTGTGGAGGTAAGAGGTGATCGTGGTCGAGGTGTTTGTCGCGGTAGCAGCGGCCGACATGGTGATCGACCCCAGCGTGCCGTTGATGTCCACGATGTAGGCGCCGTTCGGGATACCGGTGCCGGACAGCGTCTGGCCGACGCTCAAGGACTTGGTCGCGCTGATGTTGGTCAGGTAGACCGAGCCGTTGGTCGTGTTGGCCGTGAACGTGTTGGTGGCAAGAGCCGAGAACACGTTCTGGACGGTCGCCGCGTGCGTGCCGCCGGACGCCAGAGCGCCGAGGGCGCCTGCCGTGGCAGTCGTGTACGCGGTGTCACCCTGCGCGGTGATACCGCCCGTGAAGTTGCAGAGCGATCCGCCCGCACGCTGCACCCAGATGCCGTAGGTCTGGCCGGCAGTGAACGTGTAAGACCAGACGTTGCCCGAGCCTACCGCCGGGTCGCCTCGACGGCCACCGAGGAAGAACGTGCCGACGCCCGAACCCGGCACCGCCTGAGTGGCGGCGGCGAGCGACTGAGCAGCCATGAACGTGGC